TCTCAGACCTAGGTGAGATCTTAGCAGCGGTTGCGCCTGATCTACAAGAAGTTATGAGCATCGTTTCTGGCGCAGTCGGTAGTGATGGATCAGTTTCGGTCGCATCGCTGCAATCATCACTTGCTGGTGCAGATTTCACTAAGTTGTTATCCGGTGTTTCAGGTTCTTCATTTAGTGTTTCTACTGTCTGTGAGAAATGTAGAAACATTGAAATTCAAACAGATGCTAATGGTAACAAGACAGCAGTGGAACCACCAAAAGCATCTCTTATTCCTCAGACAAAACCAGCACCAGAACCTGTTCCATCATTAGAATCTTTACGTGCTCAGCAAGTAATAATTGACGCAAGAAGATGGCATAGACAATCAGAATTTGCTGCTCGAGAAACTATGGATAAGCAGATAGCAAAACAAAGAAAAGAATTAGAAGAAAACGATGCACCGAAGTTAGAAATCAAACAACTGTATCGTAGAAGGTTGGCTTACCTTTCATTGTATTATAACGAACTCGGTAAAATTATAAAAGGCGATAGTGGTGGTATCGTTGACTGGCCTTGGACTATGAAGTTTATAGCAGTTGAAACAATTGAAGAGAAAGGTATAGAATTCTTTGGTAAAGAACTTACCTTTGACTTTCTTGCTTTAGTAAAAGCATATTACGATAAAAATAACGATACACAATACACGTTTGAACAAGCAACTCAGTTCGTGTACGATGCTGCGTCAGACGAACTTAAACAACCTGATAGATTTAAACCACCGCTAGAGACCGCCTAGTTTTAATATAAATAAAAGTAAAGAGTTTCACAGATGGCAAAAGCTTTTTCAATAGAAGATGGAAATTTATCGAACGCGCCGATATCAACTTCTATCGCTAAAACATATAAAGATATCGATTTGACTTTTACAAATCGACCGTCTGGTGATATATTTAAAAAAACAGACGCTGCAGCAGTCAAACAATCGATTAAAAATCTATTGATGACAACTAGAACTGAAAAACCGTTTCTTCCATTTTTTGGTGGAAACTTAAATTCGTTACTTTTTGATCTTAGTTCTGGTTTGGACGAAATTGGAATCAAAGAACAAGTTGCAATTGCTGTACAAAACTATGAGCCAAGAGCTCAAGTATTAGAAGTCAATGTTGATGCACAACCAGATTATAATTCAATAAATGTAACTGTAATATTTCAAGTGATTACTACACTTCAAATTGAAACTGTACAAGTATCCCTAACGAGGTTAAGATAAATGGCAGTCATTCGATCTACAGATTTAGATTTTGACACAATCAAAGCAAGTCTCAAGATTTATCTTGAGCAACAATCAGAATTTGCTGATTACGACTTTGAAGCTTCTGGCTTGTCAAATATTCTCGATGTTCTTGCGTACAACACTCATGTGAATGGATTGATTGCTAACCTTGGTATCAATGAAGCATTTTTGAATTCTGCTCAATTAAGATCATCTGTTGTTTCACACGCCGAGACTCTTGGCTATGCTGCTCGTTCAAAGACTGGTGCTGGTGCAACAGTAAATCTTTCGGTTAATACAAGTAATACAACAACTACTAATATTACGATTCCTAAGTACACGGAATTTACTGCTTCGATTGATGATATCTCTTATACCTTCCAAACATTGGAAACTTACACAGGAACAAATAACGGATCTGGACTGTTTAATATTACCACATCTGCTGGCTTGAGTGATATCACAATTTATGAAGGCACACTAAAAACAAAAACATTTCTTGTAGGTGAAGACACTGAAGAGCAATTCTATGTTATTCCAGATGAAAACATAGATACCTCAACAATCTCTGTAAATGTATTTGACACTGTTACTTCTGCTACATTTACTCCATATGTTGATGTAAGCCAAGTTGCTCGAATTAATACAGACTCAACCGTTTACTTCATCCGTGAAGCACCAAATGGATACTATGAGTTAACATTCTCTGATGGTAATATCCTTGGCCAAAAACCATTATCTGGAAATAAAATTGTTGTTCAATATCTTCAGACATCAGGTCCTGTTGCAAATGGTGGTAAAGTATTTGTTGCAAATGATAAAATTGGCATCGATGGAACAGATTACGATTTAGATGTAACACTTGTTTCGCAATCTGCGGGTGGTGCTGAAAAAGAATCAATTTCATCAATTAAACTCAATGCGCCACTTGCTTTTGCTGCACAACAGCGGCTTGTAACAGCAGAAGATTATAAAGCTCTTATCCTTGCTAATTACTCTTCTGTGATTGAAGATGTTTCAGCTTGGGGTGGACAGGACAATGTACCACCTGAATACGGAAAAGTATTTGTTTCATTAAAATTTGTCGACAATCTATCTGATGCAGTGAAACAAGTAACAAAGGATAGTATTGTTACAAATTTAACAAATAACCTTTCTGTCATGTCTATTGGTACAGAGTTTACTGATCCTGTAACAACATTTCTACAGTGTGAAACAGCATTTAACTTTAACCCTGATTTGGCTGGAGCATCTTTGCAGACAACAGAAGTTGATTTTCCAGCTCGACTTGCATCTCCGGACGATGTTAATCATAGAGTAACTACTACGGAATTTACTTTTGCTGATCAAACTGCGTTAATTCGAAATCAATTAAATAGCACAAAGCTTCAAGTTGTCACTCCGGCCGGAACTATTTTAAAAGATAATGTCGGATCATACAATCCGGTAACTGCAACAGTAAGTATTCGAGGATTCAATCCATCTGCGTTTGAAGGGCCGATAATTAAAGTAACTGTGACGCCTGCAAACCAAGCTAGAATTGCTCCTTTAAGAAACTATATTATCAACATTGACGAAAGTCTATCGTTCTCACAAGGTAGTATCGATTATCAGACAACGAGCACAGTTATTTCATGACAGATATCTTAAATGAAGTAAATCGTAGATATTTAAATCTACACAGCCCGAAAGTAAAGGAAGTTCTGCCAGAATACTTTGCAACAGAATATCCTACACTTGTTACATTTCTAGAAAAGTATTATGATTTTCTAGATAGTTCTGGCGATCAGTCTTTTAATACGCAGATCAAAAACTTATTTACGATCCGTGACATTGCTCAAACATCTACCGATAACTTAGACCAAATCATTAAAGAAATTGGTAATGGTCTTCAATTGTCTTCGTTCTTTCAAGAGCCTAGACTCATGGCTAAACTGCTTGCCAGTTTTTATAGTTCAAAAGGCACATTGGTATCGGCCGAAGGTTTCTTCCGAGCTTTCTTTAATGAAGAAGTTACTATTGAATATCCAAAAGAGAAAATATTTATTGTTAGCGAATCTCAAATCGGGTATGAGTCTCAGAAGTTTATTCAAGATGACGAGCTATATCAAGTCTTTTCAATTCTTGTAAAAATTGGTTTGTCAGTGCAAGATTACCAGACACTATACAATAAGTTTGTACATCCGGCTGGTTGGCATTTTAGAGGACAGGTTTCTACTGAAGGCACCGTCGAGATCGATACAGTTGCGATCTCCCAAGATCCTCTCGACTCAGCAGCACCACTCATTCTATCAGATGTCGGTGTTATTACGACACTGGCTCCATTCTCAGAAACAACTGGATTGCTGGACTCAGATGGCACACTTATTCGAGTTCGCCTGGACGACAAGATCGAAACTTACCAAGATCTTACTATTACAGAAATTGCTCGGTTCTACGACGATATTGCATCGCTGGTTACACCGAACTCATTCACATTCGACGACAGCGCAGACACTATTGGTCCAGATCTATCTCTCAATTTGGAAACTATCGATAATACCATGTTTACGCGTTACCTTGGCGATTCTTCGATATAAATAAAATTATCAGTTTTAAAGGTGCACAATGACTAGACAAGTACTTGATACAGGTACAGCCGCGAATGACGGAACAGGTGATACTCTTCGTCAGGCTGCTCAAAAAATTAATGAGAATTTCGTAGAAGTATATCAATATCTCGGCGGAGACTCTGACGTTCTTGCTTCTCGCGTAACACTTGAAGATAGTGCAATTGCATTTGAAGGTGCTACCGATGATAACTTTGAAATTCGGTTGACGGCTGCAAATGCAACAGCTGATCGTATTGCTCGACTTCCAGATGCTGATGGTTTCATTGTACTTGATGTAGCGACTCAGACGCTTACAAATAAGACATTAAGTGCGCCGATACTTTCAACACCAAAAGTTACGACTTCAATCAACGACACAAATAACAATGAGTTGATTAAAGTAACTGCGACTGGTTCAGCAGTGAATGAAATTACCATCACTAATGCTGCTACTGGTAATAAACCAACTGTAAGTGCAACTGGTACAGACACAAATGTAAGTCTCAATCTGATTCCAAAAGGATCAGGTGCAGTTACTCTTGGTAAAGCAGCTTATAATTCAGTCGAAGTATCAACTAACGGCACAGTTTCAGCAACGGCATCTTACATTATTTGTAACAAAGGATCAGCTCTTGCTCTAGCACTTGATTCTGGTGATGTTACTGGTGAGTTTAAATACTTTACAAACAAAGGTGCTGGTGTCGCTACAGTTACTCCTACGGCTTTTGCGCAAGGATCTACTTTCGCTTTACCACAATATAGTGCAGCACAAGTAATTTGGGACGGATCAAATTGGTACCTTTTAGGTGTCGATAGCGACCTGACGATATCTTAATAGGAAGAAAAAATGACAGCTATTGTAACTGACTCTCTTCGAAGAAAAATCATAGAAAATTTTCTAGATGAAGTCAATAACGGTAACGACACAAATGAATATTACATCGGTATCGGTAAGGCTGATACCTACAACGATCTTGACACTGTTATTGATCCTGTTCGTACTCGTCGTGAAGAAAGAGAAATCCGTAATAACCTTCAGTCTGTGAAAAAAGTAGCTGCTGCTTCCTTTGTTGTTCCAAGATACAACTGGACATCTGGTACAATTTACACCGGTTACAATGATTCTTCGGTTGGCATACCACAGAATACGTATTATGTTTTGACGGAAGATAACGAAGTTTATCTCTGTTTACAGCAAGGGAAAAACGCGAACGGTGTTGCAAATACGTCGACCGTAAAACCAAGTTATACTGCTGCTGGTGTAACGCAAATTCAAGCTTTTGAAACAATCGATGGATACCGCTGGAAGTTTATGTACGCTCTTTCAGCAACAAGAGCTGCAAACTTTTTATCGGCTGGTTATTTTCCGGTAGAAAAAATAGATTGGGAAGACTATGGCGATTCGGCCGGGTTAAATACATTTGAGTTGCAGCAATTAGCTATTCAAAAGAACACAACGGCTGGTCAGATTTTGAATGTTACATTGACTGCTGGTGGTTCTGGTTATTCTTCTGCTCCTACTGTGACTATTAGTGGTAATGGTACCGGTGCAGCTGCAACTGCTTATATTGCCGGCGGATCTGTTGTCAAGATCGAAATGAATAATGAGTCAGCCGCATGTGGCCAAAACTATGATTTTGCTTCTATTGAAATTACAGGTGGTGGTGGTGCGGGTGCAACTGCTCGGCCGGTCATTACTCCGGTTGAAGGAATAGCTGCAGATCCCAGAGAAGATTTAAAAGCAAATGCTATCATGGTAAATATTAAGCCAGACGGTGCCGAAACTGGCAACTTTATTGTTGACAACGATTTTAGACAGATTGGTGTATTCCGTAACTTAAAGATCTTTGACTCAGACGCAATTTTTACTGATGTATCCGGCCGTGCTCTGCGTTATATGAAAATGTCAGCAGCCGCGACTAGCTTTAGCAACGATACTTTAATTAGAGGTGTTGCTTCGAATGCAGCAGCTTATATTGATGATGTTGATTCAGATCTAATTTATTATCACCAAAATGAAAATACTGGATTTATTCCATTCCAAAATGGAGAAACTATTGGTGAATCAGATGGTGTAGGTACAGGAGTCATTGACAGTGCTGATCTGCATTCAATTGTCGATGCACACAGTGGTGAAGTACTTTATATTGAAAACAGAACTCGTATTATTCGATCAGCAGATCAAGTCGAAGACATTAAAGCTATTATCAGAGTCTAAGGTTAAACAATGGCAACAACTCTAACTGATACTACATTCTCAACAACATACCGTGATGATTATCGAGACAGCGATAATTACTATCGTATTCTGTTTAATGCTGGTCGAGCTCTTCAGGCTCGAGAGCTTACTCAGATGCAGACAATCATCAATAAAGAGATTGAGCGCTTTGGCTCAAACATCTTTAGAGAAGGTGCCATTGTTAGAGCTGGTAACATTACACTTAATACTACGTATGAGTTTATTAAACTTGACACAACTCTGAATCCATTACCATCACCTGTGAGTACGTTAGTTGGTTTAGAACTTACAGTAAAAGCTCCGAATCCAGCAATCAAAGTAAAAGTACTTGAAGTCGTTGAAGCTGCAAATGGTGATCCTGCAACGTTGTACGTACGATACACTGACACTTCTGCTGGTACATCTGGTATCGATGCTATTCGTGTTCCAACTGGTGCTGAGCTTGAAGGTACTGGAATCAATGATCTAAAAGTTGCTTCAGCTAATGCAACAGGGCGTGGTACTACTGCTTCGGTTGAAGCAGGTGAATACTTTGTGCAGGGTCACTTTGTTTTTGCTGAAAAACAAACAGCAATTATTTCGAAATATACTTCAACACCAACAGTTGATGTAGGATTTATTGTCGTTGAAGACGTTGTTACTGAGAATGATGACACTGCTCTTTATGATAACCAAGGGGCTTCTCCAAATGTAGCGGCTCCGGGTGCTCATCGTTATCGTATACGCTTAACTCTTACAACAAGGGATGAAGCAAATTCTGATGATAACTTTGTCTATATTGCTAGAGTTAGCGATGGTATTATTATTGACCAAGCAAATGGTGATGACGCTTATAATAGAATCAATGATGTCATGGCTCTTCGTACAAAGGAAGAATCAGGCGACTATGTCGTTAGACCATTTATCGCAAGCTTTGATGATCTCAATGATTCGAATCTTAACGTTGAGATATCTCCGGGTACAGCATATGTTGATGGCTATCGCTTAAACATTCCAATCACAAATATCACGCTGCCAAAGGCCCAAGATACGGTATCTTTAACAAGTCAAAATGTAATCGCTCAATATGGTAACTATATTGTCGGCAACGCATCTGACAATAAAGGCGTTCCGAATATTGCAACTCTCGATCAGATTGACTTGATGAATGATTCAAGCTATGGTGGATCTGCAATTGGTAGTGCTCGGATTCGCGCGGTACAAGAAGATGGTGCTAACCATAACTACTACTTGTTTGACATTCAAATGAATACCGGTGCTTCTTTCAGAAATGTAAGAAGTTTTGGTAATGACTCTAGTGATTATGTAAATGTTGTGTTAGAAGACGGTATTGCGCAACTGAAGTCGACTGCAAACAACTCATTATTGTTCCCATTACCAAGCCAAAGACCAAGTTCAACTGGTGTAAATATTACCTCTCTTACAATTCAGAAAAGATATACATTCACAACTGATGGATCGGGTAATAAGACTGGTTTAGCAGCAGGTTCTGGATTCACGTTTACTGATCAATTTCAGTGGGTCGTTACCGAAGAATCTGGTGCAGTTGCAAGTCCGACAATTACTCTTGGAGCTGGCAATACTCAAGCTGATTTTTCTGGTTTAAGTAATACTACCAACTATATCTTACTTGCATATGTTGTCAAAGGAAGCGTCGCAGAAAGAACAAAATCTTTGAATGCAAATGAAACTTTGACCGTATCATGGCCAACAGCTGCAGATTCAGACGGTGCAGGTACACGTTTTATCGACCTAGGTACTTCCGACATTTATCGCCTAAAAGCAGTCAAACAGGTTGATTCAGACGGTGCTGATCTTTCTACGAACTTTATCTTTGATAACGGCCAACGCGATAACTTCTATGCAAAAGGTAGATTGATTGAACGCGGTGGTGTGAGTATTCCAAGCGGTAATATCTATGTTAAGTTCGACCACTTTACTCATGGTGCAACCGGCGATTTCTTCTCTGTTAACTCGTATGATGGAGTTGTAAATTACGAAGATATTCCGAATCACCGTAAGAATAATGGCGAGACAATTAACCTTCGAGACGTACTTGACTTTAGACCAGTTCAAGATACATCTGGTGGATACACTGGTTCAGAAGGTATTATCAATCCTCTTCCACAAAATACCGATGCGATTACTGGTACTATTGAATATTACCAAGCACGAAAAGATCGGCTTGTTGCTTCAGTGACAAACTCAAGAGATGGGAGATTTGGTAGAGGTTCAGTTGAGCTGATTCAGGGTGTTCCTGATCTAAACCCTCGTTTACCAGAAGTTCCGACTGGATCGATTCCATTATATGATATCACGCTGAATCCGTTCACGCTAAATGATTCGGACATCGCGACATCTTTCTATACGAATAAGCGATTCACTATGAAAGACATCGCTACACTTGAAAGACGTCTTGATAACTTACAAGAATTAACTACACTCAGCTTACTTGAGTTGAATACTTCTTCATTCGAAGTATTAGACTCAGCGGGCTTGTCGAGAACTAAAGCTGGTTTCTTGGCTGATAACTTTAAAGATTATGCTTTCTCTGATGCAACGAGAGAAGAATATCGAGCATCAATCGACCCAGCAGAGAACACGTTAACGTGTCAGCAGTATCCTAATTCAGTAAGACTTGTATATGATTCTGATGAAGCAACTAATACTATCACGCGAAAAGGTGATTTTATTGTATTGCCTTACTCAAATGTTTCTTTGATTAACCAGAATCTTGCAACTGCAACGATTAACGTTAACCCGTTTGCTGTCATTACACAAACTGGACATACAGATCTTTCTCCA